ACATCCCAATCATAAGGGACATGAGCATAAAAATCATTCCAACTAAAGTTCCAAAATTTCACCAAATCTAAATTACAATCATCTTCCATAATCACCGCATATGGACTATTTGAAGTTTCATACCAATGTTTGATTGCCTTAAGATGAGAAGTAGTGCATCCAATCTCACCAGATGTCATCATCTCAGGATAACGTCCAGTAAGAATATCACTCAAATCATCATCTCTACCATCATATGCTGATATACGAGTATAGTTTTCGATTTCCCAATATTTAAACTGATCTTCCATATATTGGCGTCTTTCTGGTTGACCATCTAAATTAAGGTAGTAAATGGGATCAAAGTTTTGGAGTTTGTATGCAGATTTATTTTTATCCATTAAATAATTTCCCAATCACGACAATAAAGATCTTTTGTATTATGAAATGAATATGCGGAACCAAACCACATTTTTGGTGCTATTACCTTTTTATTTGGATTTTTTTGCAACCAAGCACCCCACCAACTCATAGAACTATTGGCAATAATAGCATGAGAACAAAGAGACATTAAACATAGATCTACATACGGAACTAATGCTCCATCATCATATTTGTCCTCTGGTTCAGAAAACATGAATCGATCTGGTTTAAAAAACTCTTGTTCTTTACACCATTCAATAGAATCCGAGAATACAAGAACTGGCATATTATCTGAAAAATATGCCAATGCCTTTTCGTAATATTCCAATGGTTGAACTGGATGTTGGTCTTGAAGATTCACATAAGCCCATTTAAATCCACGTTTATCTGTCAGATTAGGATCTCCCCTACGAACATGTAAAAAAGCAACTTCTTGATCTCTAAATTGCTTCATGAATTCTTGACATGGTTCTAACCATTCTTTTTTGAAAGTGTAGTCTTCACGAACTTCATCCTTTACATGTTTAAAATATTTTTCTGTTTGAAAAAACCCAACCACATTTGCACTATCAGGACAATCATTGAATAATTCTTCATCAAAATGAAAATGAGATTCTTGTGCAGGAATCATGTTATAAGAAAACTTGATATGATCTACATTTTTCATTTCAAATGCATCAAACAATCCATAATTATCAATCTGGAATTCTGGATGGTGTGGTGGAATAGAGTATTCAAACTCCCTATTTCTAGCAATTCCTTTTACTGCGGCATGTTGGAACATTTGATTTCCCAAACGACCCATAGTACCAATATTATCAAATCCAATCATTTTTCATTTCCTCAAATACTTTAGCAATCCCATTATCTATGGTAGTCTTTGGTACCCACCACCCAGTAATATAAGTATTTGCTTCATTCCTTTTATCCATTTGAACACTATCTTTTGCTAAACCTGGTTTAATATTTACCTCTCTACCAATTAGTTTAAACTGATCCCGAATGATTTCAGCAATCTCTTTAATAGAAGTTGATCTAAATGATGTAATGTGAAGAGGATCTTCTGGTTTAAAATCAGTATAATTTTCCATTATGATTTCTAATGCTTCACAACAATCTTCAGCATACAGAAATTGCCTTTCCTCTGTACCATCCGTCATCATCTCAAAATCACCTTTTTCAAATCCTTTTCGAATAAAATCAGTGATTACGTGTGCCTTTTCGTGATCATTTTCAATACCATAGACATTCCAGAATTTAACAGTCAATCCATTCAGTGCAGTGGTGTAAAGTTCACCAACTCTCTTCATCACACCATAAGGAGAGTAACTCATATTACTCATCTGAGAAGATGCGAATACAAATCTCTTATTATATTTTTCAAGAAGACCGAATGCATTTGCAATGATGCGAGTATTATTATTGATAAAATCAAAAGTATGTTGATACTTTTTGAGATACCTAGAACCACCTACATCAAATGCTAAAAAGAAAACAAAATCAGAATCCATAATCACACGATGAAGTTCTGGATTAGGAATAACGGTTAGATCTTGATGTTCTCCATTGACAATGTCAAACTCATGAATCTTATGTCCCTTGTTACCCAAATATTTTGTCAAATAGGCACCGATCTGACCACCAGAACCCAATATCGCAATTTTCATTTTTAAATTTCCTAAATTAGATTAATCTTATTAATTAAAAAAATATAATATATTTTCTTCCAATCGCAATTAAACGAGTTTAGAAGGATAATAAGTGCTTGGACAATTGTTCAGATCTGGAACTCCTTGAAGGCTACCTAAATTATATTTAACGTTGTCAAAAAACGTATCAGATTGTGAAATATCCATTCCCATTTCTGTAATTTTAGTTGATGTTACTCCACCATTATGTCCATCTTGTTTAAAAATAGGCATATCCAAAGAATAAACATTATAGTATTTTTGTATTTCAGCATATCCATTATCCATGTGATCCATAAGTTGATAGCCACAATACTTAGATATGCGAGAGCAAACTTTGCGATATTCTTCAGAAAAATAGATTATAGCATGTCCAGACAACATATTATATACTTGGACTATTTTATCATTAATTTTTTTATAATGCAAAAATGGACCAGAAAAATTTAAATATCTTGCCCACTGAGATACTCCAATGAATAGAGCATCAGCATCATCAGGAACTTCAATTTCAAATTCATAATTACCAGTAAATAAACAATCATCTTCCATTAACAAAAATGGAGTTTGAATTGAAGTATCAGACAAAACTTTATGTTGAGATCTGGCACACCCAACTTTGCCGTCATCACACTTGACTCCAGAAACTCTTGTCACAAAAGAAAAGTTAAGTCTATTGAGAGTAGACTCAATGGATCTCCTTCTATCTTCTTTTTCATCAAGATTAATATAGTAAGTATTTAAATTTCTTAGGTTAATTTTCATATCAAATGTTACCATATTGATCTAATTCTCTTTTTTCTTGATTAAATGAGGTGTCAAAAGCATCCTTATTAACTGCAATCAGTTTTGGTTTCCAGGGGTAATTTGAATAATTAACCAGTTCTTCAGGAAACATATAACTTGGAGAAAGATCCTTTGGAGGATTCTCATTGAAATATTTGTTCAAATGACTTTCGTCATGCCACACTGCAACAATTCCATTCTCCTCATCTTTAGAAACTCTTTCAGAAATAGTCCTTGCCATTTCCAGAAACTTCTCAGACCTACCACCAGCAAATGCTGCAGCATAATACTTATTTCTATTATTATCAGGAACATAAGCAGTAGACTGCTTTCTTACTTCATAAGGATAGACAGACTTATCCTCAAGCACTTTGTATGGATGAATTACACCAACCAAGTCTTCAAGAACTTCATCTCCAACCTTATCCACAAAATAAACATCAGCATCAAACAGGTAAGTATAATCAAACTGTTTAAGATACTCTCTCTCAGAATAAATGTAGTTGTACTTTTTCAATGCTGGTTCAGGCCAGATCTTATGTTCGATTTTACTAACTTTAATATTATCAGAAGTCTCTTCTAAATCATTATCAGTAAAAAGAAGACAACTAATATCATGACCTACCAAAAAATTATTTTCAATAGATTTAAGAAGTTTTTCAACAAATTGAATATACCTTCCAGTTGCAATTGTAATTACACAAATTTTCATTTTAATAACTCAGTTATAGGTCATTTGAATCCAACCATTTGGAATGAGATCTTTCGTATCATTACTCTTCATAAGATCTGGACCAAACCATGGTTTTGGAACTATTATATCATTCGTTCTATTCTTTTGCAACCAAGCACCCCACCAACTCAGAGAACTTGTTGCTGTAATGCCGCCATTACACAAACTCATTAAACAGAGATCAGTATAAGGAATAGTTGATGATCTAAATTCAGGATTACCATCTAACCATAACCAACACTTACCAGAAAATTTTTCATTATTTTCAGATAAATAAAACCTTTCATCTTTAAAAAATTCTTGATCTTTACACCAATCAATTTCATCACTACAGACAATTACAGAAACATTATCATTGAATTTTTTTAAAGCTGGTGCATAATACTCATCAAAAGTTTTATTCTTACAAAGATGTTCAAATCCATGGGCATCACCTCTACGAATATGCAAGAAAATAACCTCACTAAACTGAGATACAAAATCTTTACAAGGTTCTAAAATTTCATCAATAAATTCAAAATCTTCACGAATTTCTTGTTCAATATGTTTGAAGTATTTTTCAGATTGAAAAAATCCATCAATATTTGTATTGTCTTCTACTTCATTAAAAAGTTTTTCATCAAATTCAAATGATTTTTCAATTTTATTTTTGATTTGCGGGTTTGAAGATGCAAGTGATTCAAAACTATATCTTTGTTGATCTCCAACATTTTTATTTAAAATTCCAATATTACTTTCCTTTAAATGAGGCATTTTAAAAGGAAATTGAATACAATAATCAGTTAATGATAAGATATCTTTATCAGGAATACACCAATCAAATCCACGATTTGCAGCAATGCCACGAAGAGCAGCATACTGAAACATTTGATTTCCCAATCTTCCATTGCTTCCTAATCTGTCGTATGAAATCATAGTTTTAATTCTGATGGATCAAATTTATAATCAGAGTCTAAAAATACTCTGTTAGGATATGTAGGTTGATAAAAATTATCTCTCACAAGTGTCTGATTAAAATTCAATAGATGTGAGATCCAACTATAAGAACTTTTAGACATAATTAAAAGATTCGCATTTGACATATGATAAATATCATCTATTGGATGTTCATTTAATTTTAAAACAATCTCAAAGTTTTTATTTGATAATTCTAACAAATCTATGAAATCATTTTTATTTCCTTGAGAATGAATATAAACGCACACATTTTTATTATATAATCTTTCCTTTAAAATATCAAAAATATTTTGAATATGACTAGAATCCTTATAAACAAGATATGTCTCCATTTCTGGATAAGTTGGGACATCGCAAGAATTAAGTGCTCTTAAATGAAGACTAATATTGAAAACATTTTCATCAAAATAAATTTGATTAGAATAGATAAGATTTTTTTTTATTTCTTTCAAATAATCATTTTGATATATTTCATCAATCAATGGAAATCCATTTTTGATTATAAAATTCTTATCAACTTCCACACAAATATTTTCTTTACAGTCTTCATTCTCGCCAATAAAGTCTAATAGATCTTGATATTTACCACTAAAGTCATATTCAACATCAAACTTTTGTGACTTACTTAAATTGAAAAATTTAGTAAAATCTTCACTCCACTTTTCTTTGGGAACACTATTATACTGATAATGTGATATGTTTATAAATGGATCAGCAAAAAAATCTACCTCAAGTTTTTTACAAATTCCATAAAGAACTAGATTCCATTGAGCAATAGAACCTATTCCTTCCTTTCCAAATCCATTAACATTGGTTTTTAAAAAAATAGACATAATTAAAAATTCAAATATTTACGAATTTCGTGCAAGTTAGCATCACACTGAATATAATCTTTAGGAATACTTCGCAAAGTTTTTAAAAATTCTTCAGAAATAAGTTCTGGTTTAACATATTTATCCATCATTTTACTATTCCCCAATAATCAACAACTTTTTTATCAACATAATTTAAATCACCGAATAATTTATCGGGATGCATAATCACCACCACATCCGAGTTATCAATACATTCCTGAGGATTTGAGAACTCATTAATGTTCATATCAAGATTAGAATATGTTTCAAAAATAGAATCATAACCATTTACTTCAATTTCAAGATCTAAAAGATCTCTTATTAATCTTGCAGATGGAGATCCAATCACAACAGGAGAGTTTGGTTTAAATGAAATTCCAAGAACTCCAACTTTTTGATAAGATTTAAGCTTACTCAAAATACTTCCATAAACCATTTCATTTACTTCTTCTGCAAAAATCAAGTTTTTTGCAGTTTTTTTTCTATCCTTTGCAAATTTTATAAATGCAGAAGTATCTCTTGGAAAACAAGTTCCACCATAAGGAGTTCCATACCCAAAAAAGTAAGGAGAAATTCTTTTATCTAATCCAATTGTTTGAGTAATATTATGAATATTTACATTATTCATTCCTTCGCAAAGTTGTCCTAAAAAATTTGCAAAAGTAATCTTATTTACGATATAAGCATTTAATGCAACCTTAGCAACTTCTGCTTCCTCTAAAGTTAAAATTTTTCTTGGTGGATCATTATCATGAAATTTATACCAAATTGATTGAGTCCTTGTGATGTCTTCAATATTGTTTGCACCAACTAAAAAGAATTCTGGATTTTTAAAATCTTTTATCACACTACCAAGTTTGACAAAATCGGGAACATAAGAAAACCCAAACCCCTCACCATGAATTCTTTTAGAAATCTTTTCAACGTGTTTAATTAAGTTTTTAATGGTTCCTGGAAGAACCGTTGAAGAAAGAACAATGAGATGATAATCTTTAGTACTTTTTCTCAAGTTCATCGCAAGATCTGTGAGTGCAGATTCAACAAACTCAGATGAATAACCATTGTCACCAAGTTGAGTATTAACTAAAATAATAGTCGCATCAGTTTCATCAACCGCTCTTTGATAAGAATCAGTAAATCCAATAAAATTTACATGAGGAAAAATATCAGATAATCCTGGTTCATAAAAAGGAACTTCTTTATTATTAAGTTTATCTAAAATAAACTCATTTTTATCAACACCAAGAACTTTATTTCCGGATTTTGCAAGACAACATGCAAGAGGTAATCCTAACTTTCCCAATCCAACAAAACTAATTTTCATTTCGATATAATCCTCACTAATTTATTTTTCCAGTAAATATCATATTGCTCATCTTTTGCAATAACAAATTCAGTGTCCAATCCAACATTTTCTTTTACCCAATCTGCATAAGGTTTTAGTGCATCAAAATTTTCTTCATTTCTAAATCTAACATGAAGAATTAAAGTTTTTCTTGGAATATTTACCTCACATCTCCATTTTTCAATTATAGATCCTACAGTATGTGAAATTGGAGCAACAATCCACCAACCAATTGCTTTTTTTACCTCTGGTCCATTGTAATAATCAACTCCACGACCAATTATATCATAAAGAACATAATATTGTCTACCATTGTTTTCAATTTTCTTCATCTTTCCCCTATCACCACACCTATAACGAAAGATAGGAGTTTGATAGTTATTGAAGTCTGTAACTACAATATATCCCTCTTCACATTCTTTTACCGGATTTTCATCATCATCAAGAATTTCAACAATTCCTTGTTCCATTATTACACGAAGATTTCCATATCCATCAGTTGAGGCAACAGTTGGGAGTTCAGCAAGACCATATTGTTCGTGGAATTCTTTGACGAAAGGAATCAATCTTTCCTTGTGTCCATATGAACTTTCACTACACCAATGAATTTTAATATCTTTAAGAACGTCAGCATGTCCCGCATCAATAATCATTTCACATAATTGACGAATAGATCCTCCTGGTCCATGAATAAGAAATGGTTTATGTTTAACTACCCAATCAACATGCTTTTGAGAAAGTGTTTTATAATTCATTGCTTTCACATTTCTCAAACTATCATAAAATGGATAATTTGGTTCTCCAGAAATTAATCTAAAAATCCATTCATTTTTTCTACCCATTCGCATCCAACTACGAGTAAAAATAGCATCCTTTCTATACCAGGAAGAAGAAGGAACCCAAATTACTCTTGGTTGTCCTGTAGATCCAGATGTTTCGTGCTGTCTCATTTTCTCATTAGGAAAATTAGGATTATCTGGGAGATCTGATTTAGTCATTACTGGAAGACTATAAAAATCATTCCAAGTTTGAATATCAATTCCAAACTTTGATGATGTTTCTTTAAGTCGTTCAAATTGAAAATTCTTTAATTCACCAATAGTTTTATTTTCCATCTCAATAAAGAAATTAAGGTATGAAATTTGATTAAAGGTAAACCTATCAAAAATTTTATACAGTAATTTTTTCATATAATTGGAAAATCTAAACACTTTTGAATGATGTAATCAACCTCATCATTTGTTATTTTATTATGTATAGGAAGTAAAATAATACTATTCGAAACTTGAGTTGCATTTGGAAGACCTGATTTTTTCCAAAGTTCTTGTTGATGTACCGCAGTCCAACATTTTACCACAATTCCATTAGAAAACAAATATTCTACCATTTTATTTCTAATTTGCGAATCAACCATAATTCCATAAAAGAAATAATTTGACCGACAATAATTCGGAATTACTTGAACCTTAAATTTTGTAGATAATTCTTCTGTATATTTTTTAGCAATTTGATTCCTTCTTTCTACATATGAATCAAGTTTCTTTAGTTGTTCTCGTAAAATCGCAGCCTCAATGTCACACATTCTAAAGTTAAGTCCAAATCGATTGTGAATATATTCATAAGACTTTTTATTTGAAGAGTAACCATGATTTACAATTGATCTACAAATTTCTGCAAGTTGATCATTGTTAGTGGTGATTAGTCCACCCTCACCTGATGTAATAATCTTTGATCTTTGAAAACTAAAGCAATGAAGATCAACTTGAGTTCCAATTTGTTGATCTTTATAAGTTGAACCTAAACTCTCAGCACTATCCGCAATTAGGTAAACTCCAAGTTTTTTAAATTCATCATAATTACAAGGAACTCCACCAACATCAACAAGCATTACGACATTAACATCCTTAGGAACATCTTCTGCACGAATGTTCCAATTATCTAAATCACAATCAACAAGTTCAACATCATCCAATACAAACTTTGCAGCATTTGCAGATGCAATAAAAGTAAAAGATGGAACTGCTATTTTTTTAATTTCAAAATAAACTTCTTTGAGTGCAAGAAGTGAAGTCATTAATGCAGTAGTGCAATTAGAAACTGGAATTGCATGTTTACAACCAAGTCTTTGTTGAAATTGTTTTTCTAAAAGTTCAAGATTTTCTCCTTTTACACCAATCCCTTGAGAAAGAGATTTGAGTGCGGCATTAATTTCTTCTGAACCAATATCCACATCGTCCCAGTTAATTAATTTCATACTTTTCGCAAAACTCATTAATAAGAATTACTGAGGTATAATATGCAACTTTTGATCTTGCATCTACACCATCAAAATCAAGAAGAAATGGAACAAGACTTGCAAAATGCATTACTTCATTCCACTCTGTTTTTCTCATTACATCTGCAGGATCTTCTAGGGAATGATCATAAAGAACTTGTGGGAGCGATTTTTTAAGATTTTCACAAAGTTTGAATACATCATTATCAAATAATTTAAAGTTACTTCCATCAAATTCAAATTGACGAGAAGCAATCATTTCATATTTTCCATTTACAGAGTGCCAAAACTTTCCATAGTCATAATAATAATCACAATAATCATAACCACGGGGATCAATCATAATGAATTTATCATTTACACGATCAATCAAAACATTGGAGAAATGGAGATCAGAATGACTCCAACGACCAACAAATTCTGGTTGGACTGTTTGAAGAAATTTTTGTGTTTTAAATTTTTCCGCAAGCACTGAGATGTTTTTATATTCATTATCATTTACAATAACGGTTTGTTGTTGAATAAGATCTTTAAAAAAATCAGATTTTTTGGACAGCTCTTCAAGACGATTACTTAAGCGAGTAAAGTGCATTATATTAAAGTAATCTTCAGGTGTTGGGAGAACTTGATACTGATATAGTCTACGAGAAAGTTTTGTAATTTTATTTGCCCAATAGAGTACTTCCTTTTCATCAATTTCTCCAGAAAGAATTAATCTACGAAGAGTTGGAAGATCATAATGTTCCATCTCATAAAATGCTTTATTACCATCTATTCCATAAAAAATAATACGAGGAAAGTAATCTTTGAATTCTTCAGGAATATTTTCAATGAACTCATATTCATCTACAAGCTTCATCATCCGTTCGTCAGCAGCTTCTTTATGAACCCTGCTGACCAAGATAACCTTTGTTTTTCCACCACTTTCTTGTTTTAAATAATCAGAATTATTCATTGAAAAAATCCTCACTATTAATTGCTTTATCGTCTATGTAATAATCTGCTGCATATTTAACTCCGGTTCTTAATTCCTGAAACTTGACACCCCACCCTGTTAATTGATCATAAGTTTCAACATACCAATTTCTTTTAGTCCAAAAACCCCTTGCAGTTTCAATTATAACATAATTACCTTCTTCAGACAGCATATTAACTTTTTTAATTCTATTTGGAAAAGGAAGTGCTTGAAGATAATTCCAAGAACCATCTTCATTCTTTTTCGTGTCACAAAGAGTATTGTCCAAATCAATTACATACCTTTTCATTTGTTTTTAATTTGCTCCAAAATCCAATTATAAGTTTTGCGAATACCTTCTTCAAGGGTCTGAGAATAATCCCAACCCAATTCTTTACGAATTAAATCGTTATTAGAGTTACGTCCACGAACACCGAGAGGAGCATCTAGAATATATTCTTTATCGACAAATTTACTAGCAACCTTTGCAGCAGTCTCTACTAGTTGATTAATAGTTACCATTTCTTCTGAACCAATATTTACTGGCCCAATAAAGTCAGATTCCATCAAACGACGAGTTGCTTCAATACACTCATCAATATAAAGGAATGAACGAGTTTGTTTTCCATCACCCCAGACTTCAATGGTTCCACCTTCTTTTGGAAGATATGCTACCTTACGACAAATTGCTGCTGGAGACTTCTCTCTACCACCTTCCCAGGTTCCTTCAGGACCAAAGATATTATGATACCTGCATACACGAACAGGTATACCATAGTTGCGGTGATAGGCAAAATATAACCTTTCAGAAAAGAGTTTTTCCCATCCATACTCAGAGTCTGGTGCAGCAGGATATGCTGAGTCTTCACGACAGTCAGGATTATCAGGATCTAGTTGATTGTGTTCTGGATACATACAAGCTGAACTACTGTAGAACACCTTAGTTTTATTTAATTCACAGTGTTCATTCAATTCCTTAATGGCACGAAGAACATTTAAATTGATTGATGCAGAGTTTTGCATTACATCAGAATCGTGCTCTCCTGTGAAAATGTATCCTGCTCCACCCATATCAGCAGCAAACTGATAAACTTCATCAAATGATAAAACATATCTTGAAGGAACAAAATTATAAAAGTTTCCTAGATATCCTTTAAATTGAACTATACGTTCGGTGAAGTAAAAATCAGTAAGATCTCCTTGAATAAATTCATTTGCTTTCGTAGGAGAAAACTCTGGTCTTTTTAAATCTACACCACGAACCCAATAACCTTCGGATCGTAGTCTTTTAACCATATGGCTTCCAATAAAACCACCTGCACCAAGTACAAGTGCAGTTTTTTGATGTTCACTCATAAATTATTTTTGTTTATTTTATTTATTATAGAAAAAAAAGAGTTGCTGTCAAATACAAGAAATATGAATAATATTTTCACACATTTCTCTATAATAATTTGGAAGTTTCAAAAAAGTACAGAATTGGATTAAAATATAAAATCTATCAATCTCTGCTACATTAATAAAATATCTTATAAACTTTTCTGTGGCAATCGGAGATTGTTTTACCAATTCAACAAATCTTTTTATCATAATTAAAAAATATATTAAGGGGGGCAAATCTGCCCCCTTATGTGATGGAAGAAAAAATTAAATTTCTATACGATTATGAATTGATAAGATTTTCAATTTTAGACATACTTTCAACAATTTTTTCGTGAGTGATCTTTCCTGGAAGTTTAACATTAGGATCTGGGAGTTCAGATTCTAAATTTGAAACAAATAGTTGTCTAGATGCATCGTATTCATTTTGCAAAAGAGATAATGCAATAGCATACCTTTGTTGTTTCATATCATTTTGTTTTTGTACAAATTCTTTTTCTTGCAACTCCAATTGTTCTTTTTGTGCTGCTAATTGCAATTCTTGTTGTTCTTTTTGTGCTGCTAATTGTAACTCCACTTGTTCTTTTTGTGCTGCTAATTGTAACTCCACTTGTTCTTTTTGTGCTGCTAATTGTAACTCCACTTGTTCTTTTTGTGCTGCTAATTGTAACTCTTGTATTCTTATTTGTTCTTTTTGTGCTGCTAATTGCAACTCCGCTTGTTCTTTTTGTGCTGCTAATTGCAACTCCACTTGTTCTTTTTGTGCTGCTAATTGTAACTCTTGTTGTTCTTTTTGTGCTGCTAATTGTAACTCTTGTTGTTCTTTTTGTGCTGCTAATTGTAACTCTTGTAGTTTTAATTGTTCTTTTTGAACTTTCAGTTGTTCTTTTTGTGATTCAATATTCAATTTTTGTGTTTCAATATTCAATTTTTGTGTTTCAACGTCAAAAGCAAATCTTTCTCGTTGAAGTTTGAGACTTTCGGCTGAAGACTCTAATTGTGATTGTGGTGTAGAGGGTGTAGAAGTCATTTGTTTTTTTCTTTATTTACTTTTTTATATATAATGAATGCCATTTTGGCTTATTTGACACTTTTAATCTTTTCTGTGACTAAGTATAATGCCGATAAGCAGGAACATTGTCAGGATCCAACCATTTAGCATATTCAATGTCTTCCATAGCAGTACAGCACTGCATAGAATTGTCAAAAAGATAAATGTCATACCAATATTTAGTATATTCATTTTTCTTTTGCATTCTATAATCTGGTAATCCATTAATCTCAAGAATACCAGCATCAACAAAACGGTATCCTTCTCGTTCAAAAATAACCTTTTTCATATCACTCCAACAGTTTCAAGATCTTGAGCAATGCATTCAATCAAAATGTCATAATTATCTAATGGATCTTCAGAAAAAATTACCCCTTCATTTTGATAATAACGACGAACTTTTTTGTAAAGTTTTGGATTCTTTACATCAAGAAAGATTTCACCATTTACGGCAGAACGAAGTGTGTTGATTTCTTTTTTGAACTTTAAAACGACTGACATTGTAATGATTGTTAACTCTGATATTATAGGGTAAACTGAATTAGAAGTCAAGTGGTGATGATCTCTCATTTTTCAAAACCTTTTCCATCGAATTTGCACCAGTCCTTAAGATTTCACAAGACCTTTTATAATACATATTGTTATTATTTCCTGACTCTTTTATTACATCCTTTATTCTTTTCCAATTTTCCCGAGTCTGGTTATCCATAAACACGAAAATAAATATTTTTATATTTATGAACGGAAAGAGTGAGATTCGAACTCACGGAAGCTTTCACCTCGACAGTTTTCAAGACTGTTGCCTTAAACCACTCGGCCATCTTTCCTTATCGTACCTCAAAGTCCAGTTTACGAACCTTACGATTTCTTCTTTTTTCTTGAAATTGTAAATCTTCTCTGGTAAGAACTGCTGATTTTGAGACTTCTTTTATTGAGTTTAGCATTATCACTCTAGACAAGTCAATGGCAGTAATTTTATCACCACAAACAGTTGCCATATTTGGACAACCACAAGACACTGTTTTGGTTGAGTGTGAAGTCAATTCTTTATTACAATCTTTACATCTAATGATTAACATTGTCCCTTTTTTACGTATTTATAGTGAGACTCCACAACCTGGATTCGAACCAGGGACCAAGTGATTAACAGTCACCGACTCTACCACTGAGCTATTGTGGAATAATGGAACGTCTTTCCAAAAATCAAACTATTTGGTGACCACTCCAAGAGCGAAATAGCGGATTCGAACCGCTGACGTTCTGCTTGGAAGGCAGACATTCTACCGCTGAATTAATTTCGCAATGTGAAAGTGAAAGGTTTCACATCCTTTTACTGTATCTTTTGTAGGGGTACCGCACTTTTGGCGTCACTCTCAGCGCACTTTCTTCACACCAAACAAATATAAGAAATAATGAGTATTATGTCAAGAGCCCTCAAACGGATTTGAACCGATGACCTTCGCTTTACAAAAGCGTTGCTCTACCACTGAGCTACAAGGGCATAAAAAAGAGGGCACAAATACCCTCCTTAATTTAATTCGTCAGAGTTCTATACCAAAGAAGGTAAAGAAGTCCTCGAAAATGCAACAATTTTGTTTGCGTTTGTTTTTTTGTTCCGTCAACAGATAAAACCTTTATGCCCCGTCGAAACCTTGGCATCCCCGTGCAATGGAGATGAGCGGAGTCGAACCGCTGTCCGAAACATCAGAATTTTTATCCTCTTGAACGTCAATATTTATAGCACGATTTATGAGATGGTGTCAAGTATCGGCGTGGCAGGATTCGAACCTGCGACCCTTCGCTCCCAAAGCGAATGCGCTACCAAACTGCGCTACACACCGAAACGTCGAAACAGGCACGGCTGGGGTCGAACCAGCAATCGACAACTTAGAAGGTTGATGCATTATCCATTATGCTACGTGCCCATAAACTCAGTATATCATTCTTTAGGGCACGAGTCGACCCAAGGAGCACAGATTCTCATTTCACCTCCAAGTGCTTTACATTCATCAGTATAGCACACAGAAGTATCTACTGGTTTTTCGGAGTATCTGGGTTGAAATTTTTTATCATCATCAGAAATAATTCGATTATACTCTGGTGTTATATCATCGATTGCTCTATTCACATCTCCTTTAATTCTTCGATCTAAAAGAATTGGGTCAGTAATAATCCAATCATTTAAAGGTTTTCCTGGTATTTTTCTCTGAATTTGATTGATAATATCGTAAATTTTTTCTTCAGGAATATGAGTACACTGCGATATTCCCGCTATAACAGAAGTCAATATGACTCCTATAATCGCATATCTAAAAATATTTGATTTCTTTTTACCAAATTGAAAATCAAATTTCATAAGTCCAAATTTGAAGAGATATTCTTATTTGTGGAGATAATGGTGAAATTGATGTTACCATATGCGGTTGAACGGTATCATTTATAATCAAGTTATTAAACTGTGGAGATAATCCAGAAATTTTTCCAACTAATTGATCTTTTTCGTTTTCATACCAAAGAAAAACACCACCCCATTCAGGACTCCAAGATTCATTTAAATATATTGTTGCTCCACATTTTCTATTATGACTGCTATCAGTATGGAATGATATTCCACTACCATTCATCCAACAATAAAAATTAACTTCAAATTTATTATATTCTGAAAAATATTTTTTAAATTCAAATTCAATTTTTTCAGAAAGAGATTTTGATACAGGAGAAATTAAACATTCTCCGAACACACATTCTCTAATTTTTTCATTCCAAGTAAAAGAACTGGATTGCCAACAATTTTTTTCGGATTTAAATTCAAGCTCTTCCATACATTCCAAATACAAATCATTAGGCAAAACATTTTTATAAATTTTCATATTAATTATAAATTTTTACACCACCGGTGAAAGACTCATTATTTATGATGCGGATTTTGCTTTCTTACGAGCATTCTTCTCTTCAATGATTTCGATTCTTCTTTCCTTTACAGCTTTAGCAACTTCTTGAAGTGCTTTGCGAGCGCGAGTTCCTGCAGCATTATTTCCTGCAACAAACTTATCATCCTCATCTTTCCATGCATCTACAGCATCCAAAAGTTTTTGTATTGTTTCTGACATTTTTTTAAAAAGTGATTACATTTATATATAAAACAAAAAAAGTGGGGAGGTTTCTCCCCACCAATCGATTTAGGTATCAAGTACCATTTTCTTAGCATAACGATAGGCAAAGTCAGTACGAGCACCATGATGCCCCCAACGTATCCATCTCGATGCAAGACCCATATAACTGTCAATGGATCTTCCAGGGGTCTTCATTCCCCTCTCAATCATCTTCCAATCACTCTCATTCAACATATAGTTGAGTTGAGTATCAAGTGAAGATGGACTACCACCAAAACGGGCAGCATGATTTCCTAAACCATTATATCGTGAAGAATCTGTCCACTGAATCAATCCATATCCTCCACTTCCACAAGACTCATATTTTGTTCTCGTGCCACCTTCACAAATATTGGGAAAAAATCCAGATTCCTGCTTTATGTTTCCCATAATGGTGGCAAGAGCATTCTTATCTTTGATTCCTTGTTTTTGTAAGAAATTCAAAGTATAAGTTTCTGTTTGATTGCACCCCTTACATTTCCAAATCTTTTCTTTATTTTCGACTTTCATTTCTGTAATGTTTAGTTTTTCAGATTTGGTGTCTTTCTGATTTGAAAAGTCTTGAATTGTAAGTTCTAAACTTTCTTTCTCAGGAACTGGTGGAACACTCACTGGTATAAGTAGTGGTGACTGAAACGCAGTTGAGACTGTTAGGGCAGTAATTGTTAATAGTAGCATTAAAATTAATAGAATTCGGCATCCGTATAGAAGAGGGGTACACCCAACTCCCGAAGGGCATCTTCCACGGCTCTAAGAGTTGTCACTCAAAATCTCATAATAAAAAAACAATCTTTTTAAAGATTGCTTAAACATTATATTTTATTATTTAGAGTTTGTCAAGATTCCTCTTCAAAATAGGAAATCTCCAAATGATCACCCTCTGGTTCAATCCATTCATAAAACTCAGAAATAAGAGCAAGAGAATCCTCTTCTGAGATAGTTTTGTCTGCCACTCTTTTAAGTGACCATTCTCTTACATAACAAACAATATCTTCAGTCTTTACTTTCATAGTAGTCTTTTCTAAAGTATCTCGAGAGAACATTTGAATTGTACCACTTTGGTTCTCCGGTGTCAAGAGATTCTATGAGGACATTGTTGATAAAGAGTTGCCTGGTCTCTTCGTAGTTTGTTCTTCCTTTTGTTTTGTGTAAGGATAAGATGGTTCTTGTGAAATTCTGTTTGCCAAATTTAATAATATCTTCTTTAAGTTCTGGACAAGATCCATAATACTTCTTCCAATCTGATTCTAATTTTACTTTTCTTTTTTTTCCTTTTGGTGTTCGAAATTGCCAAAAATACTTTCTACCAATATAACTCCGATGATTGAGAATATTTCGTATAAGATATACAAACCCGTAATAATCTTGGATCTGATCTGAGTCAAATATTTTCTCTTCATAAATCCAAGGATTGTCGTAGTTATATCCTATACTCATCAATAATGTTAAGAACTTCGTCCAAATATTTATGAGCCAGAACCTTAGGATTCGTAATAAGTTGATTTACTTGATCTTCATATAACTTATGTTTTAATTTCAATACACGAACTTTGAGTTTGTCTTTACTCATTTCATTTCTGGGCATAAAAAAGGGGAGTGTTGATTACTCCCCTATCTATACTTGATGTTAAAGTTTAAAACCGCTAAATGTGTCTTTTTTTACATCTTGTTTGATTCCACCAACCACATAACTTTCAACTTCCGTTTCCTGGGGTGCCACCTGAAGACCTTTAGAGGAAATCCAGTGCTGAGTCCAAGGAAGTGGATTATTGTTTGCTGCGATATCATATTGTGGTTTTAATCCTATTGCCTTAAGTCTGCGATTTGCAATCCACTCGACATATTGCTGAAGAAGTTTATCGTTTAATCCGATCATACTACCATCCTTGAAAAGATAGTCAGCCCATCTTTTCTCTTCGTTGACAGCACGATCAAACATTGTATAAACCCACTCTTCTTCTTCCTTTGCAATCTGTTGCATTTCGGGATCATCACCTTCTCTCCACTTATTCATAATATTTTGAGTAAGTGCTAGATGTTGATTTTCGTCTCTTGCGATAAGGCTAATGATTTTAGCTGATCCTTCCATAAGCTTAAGTTCGCCAAAGGCGAAACTACAAGCAAAACTAACGTAAAACCGAATTCCCTCAAGAATGTTAACATTTGCAATTGCTCTGTACAACTTTCTTTTGACATCATTGAGTGTATCTTTTGCGAGAGGAACGTTTTCAAGTTGATACATCCATTGATCGGATGATCCATAATTCTGTGCTGTGATTATGAAATCATCATATGATTCTGTAACACTCTTAGCGCGTTCAAAAATGCGCTCATCAGTAATAATTGTATCAAACACTTCAGATGGATCTGAGTATATGTTTTTGATTATGTACGTATAAGAACGACTATGAATCATTTCCATGAACTCCCAGACAGTTATACATGCTTCCAGTTCCGGCAAAGAACAATATGGAAGAAATGCTAATCCGGGACCACGACCCTGTACACTATCTAACATAATTTGATATTTCAAATTAGATGTGTATATATGTTTTTGTTCGTCTCTTAACGTTTGATAATCACCTCGATCTTTTTGCAAGGAAACCTCTTCAGGTCTCCAAAAATACCCTAGTTGCTGAGTTGTTAACTTATCAAAAACGGGATACTTATATGAATCATACCTTTGAACTCCCAAAGGTTTTCCAAAGAACATTGGTTGCTTTTTTGTATTGACCTGATCCGTGTTAAAAACAGTCATGCCTTTTACTTGCGTTTGTTGTTCTTCTTGATTAAGAATTTTAAACTGCACAAGATTCACACTCTCCCTCCTCCACTTTACTTAATTCTTCAACCAATTCATCCAAAATGGGTTTCGACACCTCAACCTCATCAGTTTTATTATCATAAGTATTTTGATAATATGATGTCTTCCACCCATACTTATATGTAGTTAGAAAATCATTTGCCATTACGGAAACGGGAACTTCATTGTCAGGATAATTCTCTGGATTATAAGACCAATTTCCCGATATTGCCTGATCGAAAAACTTTTGCATTACTGCAACAACATTAACATATCCTCGATTGGATTTCATATCCCAAAGTAAAGTATAATTATTTTTGAGAGTACTATATTGCGGAACAATTTGTTTCAAAGGGCCTTTTTTGGATTTCTTTACAGACAAATATCCACGAGGAGGTTCAATACCGTTAGTTGCATTAGAGACCACAGAACTGCTCTCTGAGGGCATCTGTGCGGAGAGAGTGGAGTGTCTCAACCCATATTGAGATATGGATACTCGCAGTGCTTCCCAGTCGTGTTGAAAGGGAATATTAGTAATCTCATTAACATCTTTTTTGTAAGTATCAATCGGAAGAATTCCATCAGCATACTTAGTGCGTCCAAAATATTCACAATATCCTTTTTCTTTGGCAAGTTGATTAGATGCCTTGAGTAGATAATATTGAAATGATTCAGATAATCCATGAACTGCATCCCATGCCTCTTGAGAATCATAAGAAAATCCAAGTTTTGCAAGGTAATGTGCGAGACCAATAAACCCTACACCTAATGCTCTACGACGTTTTGTAAAGTTTTCTGCTGCCTTGACTGGATAATCCTGATAATCAATCAGTTCTTCAAGTCCTCTGATAACAAGGTCGCAGAGTTCTTCAAGTTCTTCATCTGATTTGATTTTACCAACATTCAATGCACTTAAAATACAAGTTGCGATTTCTTCTGGTCCATCATCATCAATATGCTGAAGAGGAACAACCGGCAAAGTTATTTCCTGACACAAATTTGACATTGTAATCTGATCCTTAAAAGAACTATGAGTATTACAGTGATCTATGTTCATAATATAGATGCGACCTGTTTCTGCACGTTCTTTGAGAAGATTAAGAATAAGTCTTTGTGCCCTTACCGTTTTCTTTGGAATATTTGGATTATTTTCGTATTCAAAGTAGAGAGAGTCAAACTCAATTGTTCCGAAAGAATCATAAAGTCCAGGTACATCATGCGGGGAGAAAAGTGTAATCTCACCATCTTGAATAAATCTTTCATAAAATAATTTACTAATCTGAATTGAATAATCTAATTTACGAACACGGTTATCTTCGGTTCCTTTATTATTTTTTAATACTATAATATCTTCTATTTCTTGATGCCAGATTGGAAAGTGAACCGTAGCACTTCCACCGCGAATCCCATTTTGTGTACAGCACCTAACAGTTGCTTCAAACTTTTTGAGGAATGGGATAACGCCTGTATGAGTAACTTCTCCCCCTCGGATCTTACTGTTGATGCCACGGATTCTACCTGCGTTGATACCGATACCAGCCCTTTGTGAGACATACCTGCCAATAGCCATATCACTGCTAAAGATACTATCGAGGGTGTCATCAATATCAACCAGAACACAAGATGAAAATTGACGAAGTGGTGTTCGCACTCCTGCCATAATTGGTGTTGGGATGTTGATTCGGTGCCTTGAGATTGCATCATAATACCTCTTGACATATGAAAGTCTGGTTTCTTTGGGATATTCCGCAAATATTGTGAGTGCGATCATAATGTACATAAACTGTGGAGTCTCATACACTCCACCACCACTGCGATCTTGTACAAGATACTTATCGACTACCTGACGCAATCCTGCATAAGTGAATATGTAATCACGATCATGACGAATAAATGAATTTACAGCATCAATATCTTCCTTAGAGTATTTATTGTAAATATCAGAATCATAAACTTCTGCGGAAACGCAGTCCATAATATGTTTCTCAAGATGTGGAAGTTCCTGCATCTTTCCATAAAGTTGCTTACGAATCGAAAATAGAAGCAGACGAGCAGCAACAAATTGATAGTTCGGATGTTCTAAATCAATCAAATCTGATGCACTACGAATCAAAATTTCTTGAATTTCGGCAGTGGTAATTCCATCATAAAACTGAATTCCAGACTGTATCTCAACTTGTGATGCAGAAACTCCGGCAAGGTTTTTACATGCCTCATCAACCATTACATGCATCTTATCAAGATCTATTTGCTCAACGTGACCACTTCTTTTTTTAACTTTAATACCGTTACTCATATTTTTTTCCAGGTAGTAAATTTTAGTTTTGCTTCTAATCCTACATATGTATTTGATTCAATCATTTCCTTAACGTTATGATCAGAAAGAATCATATCATTAATATCTTTTTCCTGAATATTATTGGGCCAGATTACAACTTTTTCTCCACGATCAATGCACTTTGAGATTCTTGAGTGAATTTCAGAATTTCGTGGTTCGTTATCATATATCCAGACACAATCGTCAATGCCCCACTTACCAATATCACCATCAGCTCCGCAAAGAGCAATCGAGTTTGAAAGGAATGTTGAATCAAATGGTCCTTCAGTAACGTAAACGGTTTCGTTTTTTTTAACATCATCAAGTCCATAAATTTTTGGGGCATCTTCATAAAGCATTATAGTAATGTATTTAATCTTATTAATACCCAGTGATCTTCCTTGAAATCCAATTAAAGTCTTTTCATAAAACATTGGAATGATGATTCTTGGTTCATCATACTTCGTATTATCAAAAGTTTTTTTAAGAGAATTTGTCCACTTTTTAAAATTTTCGGCATAATAAAACTTATCTGGATTTAATTTTCTACCTTGTAAATATTCACATGCACTTGAATTTTCAGATGCTCTTGGTAAATCTATCTTTGATTTAAATTCAGGAGTCTTGAATTCAAATTTAGGTTCTTCAACCACAAAGTTTTTACCGGTGTGTCCTTCTTTAAACTTCTCAAAAGAATATTGTTTGTGAATCTCTACATCAATCTGTTTTAGAAAATTGCTGAAAGAGATGTTAATACCACAATTGTGACACTTGAAATTTATATTATTTTTGACTTGATACAAATATCCTCTTGCTTTATTTTTGTTTTTTTGAGAATCACCACAAATCGGACAACGAAAGTTATAAAGATTATTCTTGACTTTTTTAAACTTCTGAAAACGAGCAGAAATAAGATTGATGTATTTTACATCAATAAAATCCATAATAAAAAGATAATCATTAATATTAGTATAACAGATTATCAAATCTTGTCAAGACATAGACTCGTAATGATTGCTGTCCACTTGACAATTGAATTTGTAAATTTTTGAAGTGAATAGATTGTCGTTTTCTTTTGAGTTTTCATTGGCCTGAAATAATGCCAACACTCTTTTATTTATTTTATACGAGTCTGTCCTATACGATGGGGATCTTCCATTCCATTTGGAGTTAACCAACCAGATGCTAAATTTGCAAAAAGTCCTACTAATACGGTTAAAACCACTCCGATACCAACAGTCATCCATCTGATTTTTGAAATTTCACCAACTTGACCTTCCAAATCATCAATTCTATCCGATGTTTTTTTATATTCTTTTTGAGTTTCTTCTTTAAAATTATCAATCATTTTTAAAATTAAGTCATCGGTTCTTTGCCCATATTCAATTTTTTCATCGTGAACTGCAAGCATTTTAATTACATTTGTATTAACTTCACTCAATTTTTGAATTGCATCATCAAGTTTGTTGACTATATTTGCAAAGTCAGCAAACTTTTGTTCTAATACGGCAACTTTTACAACTTCTTCTGACATTTTTTTAAGAGCAAAGTTAATATGTTAGATAAAGAGCACTTTGCAAATATTAATTATCATCTGTGACTATTTATTCTTTAAATAATCCAACCAAGGTTTTCTCTTTCCCTTAAAAAACTTCTTTGGTTTCATTGTGAGATCAAATCCGGCAACCGGTCCTTGTGAATTTGCAGATCCACTAAATCCACCTTGAGAACCTGGAGAATTTGCTACCATATTTTCTCTAATAATAGAAATTATTTTATTGAGTGTCTTTTTTTCCATTATAGATTTTGTAAAGTTCTTCTAGACAATCTAAATCAACCTGAATATTATGAATATCTGATTTTGGATACTCTGGGAGTTTTCCAAGAAAAATAATAAAACTTTTAATAAGAGACCAAAGTTCCTTTTCAATTTTGAAAAATAACATCGGTGTTGTTGCTTCACCAAAAATATTATAAAGAATAATGAAATGATTTAAAAGTAAGTTAACCTTCAGATTCCCATTATTCTTATATCTATTTAATAATCTTTTAATATACTTGAAATGATTTAAGTCTTTTTCAAAATCTTCTCTAGTTACTGCCTGAGGATTTTCGTAATGTTTAATTGCAAATAAAAGAAAATTATCCTCATTCAATTCATTAAAAATCATATCACATTATGCAGAAACTGTGAGAGTCGTGATCCCAATTCCAACCGAAGTATCTGTAACTGTTCCAGCACCACCAACTTGACGAAGAATATCTGAAGTAAAAGTTTTGATTACTGCGGCACCACCAGAAAAATCAGTAATAGTTCCTACGACTCCTGCAGACATATTAATGCTAAAAATCGTTCCAACACCTGAATTTCCAGATGTAAAGGCAAATGCTACACGGTTTGAAATTTGACCATTAAAGTTGTTATAAACAACTTCACCATCATCATTAGTGTAATTTACAACTCCACTATTTGCTGAAGTTGATGCTGCCGTTGCAACAACTGATGTGCCTGTAGATCTGTTGAGAAGAACCGTGGCACCTGCACTACAATACACATTTTCATTCCAAACTACGTGAACATATGCAGTCTGTCCATTGTTTCTAATTTTATCGGTGGACCCTGCAGCAACAGAAATTCTTGAATTTTGATTTGGATCTTCAAAGAAAACGGCAACTGGAGTTGCATTTCCAAGACCAGTTGCTCCAGTATCTGATGCAGATCCTGCGGTATTCAGTCCGACAACAGGAACAATTACTTCATCATAATAGTTTGTTGATAGTCCTGATTGTTCTGAAGTACCATACCTTCTGTAAACCCATCCACGATTGTCTGCAAAGCAATTCCAAGGAGTGTTTTCGCGGTCATTCTCGGAAAGGTGCTTTGGAAGTCCATATCTATTTGCTTCTGTTTCAGTGGTTGTGGAAATTCCCCAGAGTGCCATTCTTTTTACCTATAATTCGTTAATCTAAAAAGTATTTATAAAAATAAAGAGACCTCGTTAATTTGAGAGTCTCTTTATTTTTTTACAATAACCATCAAAACATTTCTGACAAATTGATAAATACTATTTGCCTTTATGTTTTGATTTTGACCAATATATTCTGATAGGGAGAATAACAGTCCAAGGGCAACTGTGAATCCCCAATTTGCGAGAAAGCAAGTAATCACTTACAGTTCTTCAGAAGAGCAGCTCTTACGGTAGAGGCAATTATATTATCAATGTCATTGTCAGTGGTCTTTACATAACGATCAATCAAATCTACAACCAGTTTCTTTACCTGACAAGAATTGAGAAACTGAAACAAAATTGGTTTAATTAAATTTACTACATTTGCCATTTTAAAAATCCTATTACAACAATTCTATTTAGGGATTTTACCAAATTTTAACTATTACAGAATATAAAACTTTTTTTTAAACTTTTTGTCTCAAAATGAGATCAATATATTCTCGGTGTCCTAGAGTTACACTAGTATTATCAAGCCAATTTGAACTTGATATTTTATTTTCATATTCATTATGCAAGTGTGGATATGAATTATATTCGTTTATAATATTATTAACATCAAACCAATCTAACCCGTATAAAACGCAAATATAATTTGCAGAGGAAAACATTCCATAAGGAACATCACAGTCTCCATATTGTGGTAATCTATATTTCCATATATCCAAATTATTTTTTAAAGATTCTGTAAGTTTTAAATTGCATTTAATTTCTCTCCAAAAAGGTGTATCATCCCTCTTCACCAAATAATGTGCCTGTATATAATCAACGAGATTATCAAAAACCGCATTCATCCTAGTATTAAAGGTTTTATGATCGTTTGAAGGATAATATGATATAAAACAACGAATTTGTTGAATAGTACTACCAATTGAAGTTGCTTCTAATGGTTCTACAAAATTTGCAGATAATCCTGCTGCCATACAATTCTTATACCAAAATTTTTCAAGTCTTCCTGGATCAAATTTAAATCTTTTTACAATTTCAACATTATCAAAGTCTCTTTGCATTTCTTGATGCGCTTCATCTTCAGAGATAAAATTGTCGGAAAATACATACCCATTCCCAGTTCTACCTCGAACGGGAATATGCCAAGACCAACCAGCATTTCTTGCTTGAGATAATGTCCAGGCATTATATTCATCCATTTCTTTTGTTGCAAATGATATTGCAGAATTTAGAATTAAATATTCGGAATATGATTTCCACTCAATTTTCAATTTTTCAGATATTAAAAATCTTTTAAGTCCACTACAGTCAATAAAAAATTTGGAGGTGTATTCATATCCAGTAGTAGAAATTAAACTTAAAATATTTCCACTGCTTTCACAAATTTTAACATCTACTAATTCATCATCTATTAATGTAATTCCCCTTTCATAACAAAGTCTATGTAAATATTCATTTAATTTATATGTATCAAAGTGATACTGGTTTGTAGGAACCTCATTTTTATTTCTAGAAAATCTTGCAACAAATCTATTCTTCCAAATAAGATCCGATTGTAAAAGTTTTTTTGGAACTCTATTCGCAATTAAACTTGCATATGCTATATGATAATCGTAATTTGTCGCGGCATGTGGGTTTCCAACATTGTGCATATAATCTTGATGAGACCAATTTTTAAAATAAATTCCAAGTTTAAAAGTTGCCCCAGTTTCTTTGATTAAATCATATTGCGTAATTCCAATATAATCACAAAAGAATCTCCAATGTTCTGTAGATCCTTCACCAACACCAATTATACCAATTTTTTTAGATTCTATTATTTTTATATCTTTTTGTGGATATGCCCTTTTTAACATCAAGGCAGATATGCATCCAGCAGTGCCACCACCAACAACAATGAAATCACACATAAAAATTAATCATCATTTAGTATATTTATAACAATTAAACTATATTTAATTTCGTAAAAAAATATTTTTTCAAATTTTAACTATTTTTTTAGGATGCATAACTTTTTTAGGATAATAATTAAGATTATTAAGATTACTAGGAGAATTCTTCCACTCTTTTTCAAACGCAGGAGTGTTTATTGCTTGTATTAATTTAGATTTTATTTCAATATTATCCTGTCGTTCTACTTCAGAAATCTGCTCACCTTCTGGTTATTAAGATGCTTCTAAAGGTAATTTTCCGGACTTCTGCATTTGAAATTTTTGTTTCTGCAGAGTCTGTTGCAGTTAGTTTTGGTTTTTGAGTTGATCCAGTCATTAAACTTGGAGTATTTGCTCTGATATACTCAAGTGCTTTAGATGCTCCACTTTATTTTTGAACTTCTTGAGTATTTCCAGAAACTTCTTCTGGTGGATTACTCATCTTTTGAAGATTTTTTCCTTTTATTGTAGCAATTTTTTTGCGTATATTAGTTTCTTGTTTCAAAGCATTATTGCGTATCTTAGTTTCTTGTTTCAAAGCATTAAGAAGTTCTGGTGTGAGGGAAATATCATCTAATCCCTCATCAACTTTTTTGGGAATTCCTTCGTGTTTTGTTTTGGCAAAATCACGAATTTTCTTTTCACTCATAGTATCAACAATTTTAAGAACCGCATCACTTACTTCAGATCTTGGAGTTTGTCCTCTTTTAACGGAAAGGGCAAGTCCGAATAACTTTTGCTGCTGCTTACTTTCTGCTTTTTCATTAAGTTCTATCATTTCTAAAAGAGTTCCACCAAGATTTTCTACTGACTCACAAAGTTTTGGATGAATTACAACTGTATTTGTTATATTCTTCCTTTCTTTTACTTTTTTTTCCTTAATCGGGTTATCGCTTAAAATGACATTGATTACTTCAGCGAGATCTTGTCTCCAATTAGAATATCCTTCTTTTACTTTTTTCTTTGAGATTGCCTTTCCAACTACTTTTCGACGTCTACCCTTTACTTTTCTACCCTTTACTTTTTTCTTTTTCTTTGAGATTGCCTTTCCAACTACTTCACGACGATTATGAAGATACTTATCAGATTCATCGGTGTCGCCATCATTATCAATATCAGCATCTTCTTGGCCTACGGGATCAAGATGCGATTCTTTACAAAAAACCTGCTCTAAATAAACTTTTGAAATATCGTTAAGAATATTATTAGACATTAGAGTAAATACTTTTTTTTATTTTCTTATACTTATTTATAAATTCTTTGATGTGACTATAACCTTTATATGG